ACATTGAATTTGATATTGACGATTTTATTGACGGCGACATAATGAAAGAATCAGAAACAATGACCGAAACCAACTACTCGAATGGAGTACCATCAGCATCATGATCCGATTTACCCCCACTCATCAGATCACGATTGACGCGGCGGCAGACGAAACTGCCCCGCGCCGATCATTTAGCGGCATCGCAGTCGAATATGACATCCCAGCCATAGTTTCAGACGGGACTGCGGTCATGTTCAAAAAAGGTTCATTGCCGATAGACGGACGCAACCCGAAATTATATTTACAGCACCAATCCGATCAGATCATTGGTCAAGTAATTGAACGCCAAGACGTTGAAAACGCAATGCTATTTGTTGCCAAAGTCAGCCAAACCAGGCTAGGCGATGAGGCAATGACCCTAATCGCAGACGGCACACTTTCCGAGGTCTCAGTTGGCGTACAAGTAGAAAAATTCAGTTACAACGATGAAGGCGTAATGATCGTAGAAAAAGCTAGTTGGCAAGAATTGTCCGTTGTCAGTCAGCCGGCATTTGCGTCAAGTGTTATAACCGAAATATCAGCCAGCAACGATGAGAGTATCCCACAAACAGAACCAGAAGCCGATGTAGTATCAGAACCATCACAGGAAAAGGATGAAACCCCAATGAGCGAAACAAAAGAAAATTTGACAATTGAAGCTAGCGAAAAAGTTGAAAAACTTTGGGCATCAGCTCGCAGAGAAACAAAACTCCCAACAGCTGCGGAATACATTTCTGCATTCTGTGTTGGTGGCGACAAATTCCAAGCAATGCGCGAAGCGATCCAAGCTGCCGCGCCAAACGTGCTCACGTCTGACATTCCTGGCATCTTGCCATTGCCGATTGTGCAACCTACGTATAACAATTTCCAAGGCCGAAGGCCTGTTGTTGACGCTGTTGGCGCTCGAGCAATGCCACAATCTGGCAAAATTTTCATTCGACCAAAAGTTACAACGCACACATCAATCAGCGCACAAGCCACAGAAAACTCTGCGCTTGATGATGGCACATTTGTCGTGTCCGATGAGCAGGTCACAAAAGGCACTTTCGGAGGATTCGTTACTTTGTCCGAACAATCAATTGACTGGAGTACCCCCGAGGTAATCGGTTTGGTTTTGGATGACATGGCAAGAATTTACGCCAACCAGACCGACAACAAAGCAGCCGACGATCTTAAAACAGGTGCAACAGTTACGGAAGCATTCGGTAACGATGCAACAAACCCAACTCAATGGTTGGATTTTATTTCGGCAGCAGCGCAAGAAATTTTGTCGGGATCTAACGGCAACTTGCCAACGCACTTGTTCGTCTCACCAAATATGTGGGGTTACTTACTTGGACTTTCAGATACTTCAGATCGTCCATTGTTCCCACAAATCGGGCCAATGAACGCATTCGGTAATCTTGCCCCAGGCCAAGTCAACGGCGTAGCGTTTGGATTACAAGTTGTGGTGGATCGCAACTTTGCAACCAACACAGTAATTGTTGGCGACGCATCAGGCTTTGAAATCTTTGAACAGCAAAAGGGCGCAATTAGTGTTGACGTACCTTCAACGCTTTCAAGGACTCTGGCATTCCGAGGGTACTTTGCAACCTTGATGATTGATAACACTAAATTCGTCAAGGCTACGTTCTAATCGAAGGGCGGGCAGCCGTCCATGACAATCTATAACGTCTCAAGCAAACAGCTGTTAGACAACTACGCCGTTTTACAAACGCTAGAAAATAACGAATTTGCGGTTGGCGCTGAAATTATCGTTGCCACAGTAGGCGGCGATTTTGACGGCACATTCAACATTCATGCAGTACCCCAATATTTATATACGGGCATAAACGATGAAGGATTCCCGACCTACGATTACAACATCCCGATCAGTAACCAGGTGCTATACATTTGCACCGGTGACGATGTTGCCCGCGTAGCAACAAACGCCGGAACAATTGACTATTCAAACGTCTGCACGTGGATTGACGATGCCGACATTCAGGACTGGTTGGGCATAGCCGTTGCAACTGCAGCCGACGAAGCATTCCTAATTGTGTGCGCCGCCGCCGCAAATGCTTTCGTGTTCAGGCGCAGATCTGAAAATAATTATTTTGATTCGCCTAGTTCCGTTCCAAGTTCGGACGTAAAATTAGGAACAATTATGTATGGTGGCGCGCTATACCGTCAACGCGGATCAGCTGGCTCAGATTTTGCAACATTCGATGGGATGGGCGTCGGCACAACAAACGGACTATCCGCAATGGTTAAACAATTACTGGGAATCAATCGCGCTGTGGTTGCCTAATGCCCGCCGCATATACCGATCTTTTTAATACTGCGCTAGACGATCTGGCAGACTTCCTTGGAACGGTGCTGGATTTGGTGGTTGTGACCGATCCGCGAAACGTGGCGCCCCCGTGTGTAGTGATTTCGCCATGCAGTTTCGAAGCGTTCAATGACAAAGTTGCCGATCTAACATTCCCTGTTCAAATAATTACGCTTGGCCCAGCGAACCTAGACGCACAACGATCTTTGCTAAATTTGGCTAGCCAAGTGTTAGGCAAAGGCGTAGCGGTAACATCTGGACGCCCAACAGCTATTGAGTACGGAAACGGCGTATATCCGGCATACGAATTAACAGTTAAAATTACAACGAAAACTAGCGCATAAAGTTATATCCACAAACCAACCCGCAAAATATGCTAAAACTATAAAAGACAAAAGGACTCAACATGGCAATTACATATCAAAACAACCCGACCTTCACAATTGATTCAGTCAATCTCAGCGAATGGACAACAGCTGGCAGCGTAAACGTGGTTTTTGAAACTCTCGATAAAACGACCTACGACAACACAAGCCGATTAATGACTTCAGGTTTAGGCAATCACACAGCAACAATTGATTTGTTCATGGATTATTCTGCGTCAGCTACTTATGCAACATTAAAAGATCTTGTCGGCACAGCAGTCACAATTGTTTACCAGCCGGCAGCAGGCGCACAGACAGCCACAAACCCAGGGTTTCAACTAGTCGATACTTATCTGGGCGAGCTACCTGTTCTTTCAATGTCCCTTGGGGAGCTTCAGTCAATTTCGCTAGAGTTTGTCGGTGGGGTTTACACAGCGTTAGATTAACCAACAAGCGGTCTTTACCGAGAAGGACACATAATGGCAAAAGTAAAATTAGAAATTGATTTGGATAACGGCACGCCAACATTCCAAATTTACACAACTCTTTACGCAATCTGCGAATGGGAAGAGAAGTTCAATCGCAAACTCACAGACGGACGCCCAATGGGTGCAGCCGACTGGTCATTTTGGGCTTACACAATATTGAAATTGCGCGGCGAAAAAATGCCAGACGATTACAAAGACTGGTTAAAAGAAAACCCAGGACTTGACGTTACCCCAGTTATGGACAACACAAACCCAAACCCTACGGGCGGGGAACTTACCGAAGGCAACTAGCAGAATTGCTGGTGTCAGTAGGGTGGTGGCCGCCGCAAGTTACATTTGATTATCGGGATCTAGTTACTGTTATAAGTGTCATGAAAAAACAGAACAAAGGACGATGATGCCAGTTAGCGCCAAGATTGAAGTTTACGGTGTCAAGGATGCGTTAAAAGAGTTGAACAAAATTGATCCGACTTTACGCAAACAGATTACTAAAGACGCAAAAGAAGTAGCAAAGCCTGTTGTTTCGGACGCTCAATCAAAGTATCCGCCAACGATTCTTTCCGGCATGAAATACAACTGGGTTCAAAAAGGCAAACAGAAATTCCCGTACGATCAAATGAAAGCCCGCAAAGGTGTAGGCGTCAAAGTTGACACAGGCAAAAAAAATACTGGCACAATTGTCATTATCCAAAAAGATCCAGCGGCAGCAATTATTGACATGGCAGGCAAAAAAGGCGGAACATCAGCGCAATCAGATCGTTTCATTTCAGCATTGACAATGATGTTTGGAATGCCGTCCCGCGTTATGTGGCCCGCATACAATTCGAATGCTGATGCTGTGCAAAAAAATATGGTTAAATTAGTGGAAACGGTAATGGCTGCCGTCGGACGGAAAATGGTTTAACTATGGCAATTCGAATCCCGATAATAAGCGAATTTGACGGAGCTGGACTCTCTAAAGCCACGAAAGAATTTCAGTCACTTGAGGGCGCCGGCGCCAAAGCGGGCTTCGCCCTAAACAAAGCATTTTTGCCAGCAGTTGCGGTTGTCGGTGCTTTAGGTGCTGGTTTAGGTTTAGCAACCAAAGCGGCAGTTGAGGATCAAAAAGCACAAGATTTATTAGCTAATCAGTTGCGTACCAGCGCAATGGCTACTGATGAAGTGATTAAAAGCAATGAGGATTTCATATCGAGCCTGTCTATGGCAAAGGCAGTTGCGGACGATCAATTGCGTCCGGCGATGGCAAATTTGGTTAGGTCAACTGGATCGGTTGAGGTTGCGCAGGGTTTAATGAATACTGCTCTTGACATCGCAGCCGCAACAGGCAAGGATTTAGAAACAGTTACTTTGGCGTTGGGCAAGGCTGCAAACGGTCAGACCGCGGCCTTAACAAAACTTGATCCGTCATTGAAAGGTGTTATTGATTCGTCGTCAACTTTGGACGACATTACTAGCGCGTTGTCGGTGTCATTTGGTGGCGCGGCAGATGTCGCAGCAAAGTCCTATGAAGGTCGAATGAAGTCTATGAAAATTGCTATGGACGAAACCAAAGAATCAATTGGTGCGGCATTGTTGCCAGCGTTAGAAAAATTGCTACAAATCATGGCGCCAATTGCAAAGTTTGCCCAAGAACATACAACATTGTTTTTGATTTTTGCAGGAGTTATCGGCGGTTTTGCTGCAGCGATTGTAGTTGCCAATATTGCCATGAAAGCGTACGCAATCGCCACACAAGTTGTAACCGCAGCGACAGCGTTGTTTAATTTTGTGTTGTCAGCTAATCCGATTGGTTTGGTAATTATTGCAATTGCAGCAATTATTGCGGCTTTAGTATTTTTGGAAAAAAAGTTTGGTGTTGTAACTATCGCTTTGAACATTATTGGCGAAGGATTTATGAATGGAATTGTTAACCCAATTAGAGAAGCTATTAGTTTAATTAGTGATCTAATTCGAGCAATGGGCAAAATTCCAGGTGTCAAAGGTATAGGTAATTTTATTGGTGGTTTAGATATCCCAGGTTTTGCTGAAGGCGGAATTGTTAGAAGCCCTACATTGGCAATGATTGGCGAACGCGGCCCTGAAGCCGTAGTGCCATTGAACCAGATGGGTGGGATGGGTGGCGGTGTCACAGTCAACGTAACTGGCGGACTAGCTACCAGCGCCGAAATTGGTCAAGCAGTAGTTAACGCCATTCGAGCCTATAACCGATCAGCAGGGCCAGCACAGATTCAGGTTG